TACGTTTTGTCTTGCCAACTCAATGTCGTTAATATTTTCCTCGTTGGTATCCTGTACAGCAGGGAGATGCTCTTCAAATTTTTCAATATTTACCACTTGCTCTTCTTCAACTTGGACGACATCTTTAATTTCCTCGTCCTCCTTGATTTCTGCAATAGGTGTAATACCTAAAGCCTGAGCAATTTTATCGTCACTCATTATCTGATCCTTTAATTAATCTCCTACTAGTAGGACAACCACCTAACGGTCTGGCAAAAATTGTTTTACCTTTATCAGGGCTTTCATAAATCCATTCTTTCTCTGGTTCCCAAGCAAGTTTATGATCTGCAGGATATGTATCCTTTGCTCTGATTACATCACGTTCAAATTCAGCCATATATTATTCCTCCGATGGTGATTTTGTTCCCCATTTTCTTTCATATGTATCGTCTGTACCATAGGAGTCTGCCCATTTATTTTCTGTAAATCTGGCAAACTCAATTAGCATTTCAATATCATTATCAATCTCATAAAGCCAATCATATATTTTTTCAAAGTCTTCTTGAACTAACGAATTATTGTGCTTAATTCTGGTATCATTATTTTCAATGTGCTTGTTTAATGCTTTTGTAAGAAAATTTAAATCCTGTCTGAGATCTTTTACATCACGTTCCTTATTAATTTGGCGCTCGATTGCCATTTGTGATGTAAGACCGTCAACCTCAGCCTTTAAAGTTTCTATAGTTTGAGCCTGCTGTGCGGTCCACCAAACAAATGCACTCACTTGCATTACGATTGCTACTACGACACCTATTCCAAATTTTGTATTCATTTTTTACTTTTCTCCCTTTCGGCAACTCTCTTACGAAGGTCGCTGGACGAGAAGCGGTGATCGCGTTTGTTAAAGTATAGCTGGATACCCCGCTTCTTGCAAATATCCTTGCCTGTAAAATCCTGTTCTCTGTATTCCTCTCCCATGATCTTAACATCAATCTGGTACATGCTCAGAATATCCTCAAGGTCCTTTTCAGAACCATAAGGAATAATTTCATCAACATAGCTAACAGCCTTAAGTTGAGTGTAACGCTCTACGACTGTTTGTACTGGGGGATTCTTTTCAGGGCGATCCACACTTGGATCAAACTGTAAACCACAGATCAAATAATCACACTGTTCTTTTGCTTCTCTTAGCATCTGCACGTGTCCTGCATGTAATAAATCAAAAGTGCTTGCTGTAAATCCAATTTTCATTTTAACCTCATTCAGTTACGAATTACAAATATATTTAGACACCATCATTATATAATAATTTCTATAAAAAGTCAACCCTTATGTTATAGTATCCGGGTCGGTTACATATTCTATTGTGGCCCAGTTATCGTCAAAATCAATATCGCTGAAACTGATTGTAACTTCTGGATCTGTTGTTGGTTCGTTATTAGCTGTCATTCCAGGCTGTAGAACTACTGCTGAATCAAATGTATTATTTGCATCAGCGGCTGGAACATCTGATGAAATATTTGTTTGGATAAACTTAATGACCTGTCTTTCCTTGGCCGGTCCAAAATACCAAGCCTTCATAGTAAAGTTTAAGGTCCACATAATAGCTCTTCTGGTCAGAAAATCACCCTCGTAAATTTCTTCATTCTGAATGTCATTTAAAACCAATGGTATATCCAAAGGATCTAAATCAGGAATAAGCTTTACAGTGGAAGTAAATTCTGGATTGAAGAATGGTAAAATCTGCTCAACAACCTTGACCGCATCCTCGGCATATGAAGCCATAATATTCAAGGAAAATTGGATATTATATGGCGCTGGAACCCACAAATAATCTCTGGCACCTGTATCATCATTTACCACATTTCGTATCAATTTTCTAGTCGGTGCCAATTTTCTTTCACCATCGTAGAACATTGCATTAATTTCAAATGACATACGAGGCAAGGTAATTGCCTGTGCCTCAAAATTTGGATCCTGATTTAGACGAGCAAGAATTTTTTGATGTGGTGCATATGAAATAGGAACAATCATTTCCTGAACTATATTACCAGCATTATCCTTCCGCTTGATTTTAATTTGGTTAAAATATGTACCAAATAGTGCAACGTATTTTCTTGTCAGTTGGTTATAAAAGTGATTTGCAATAGCCATATTATGAATCCCTAATATCTAATGGTTCAACTTCGATGGTTTCACTAAATGGATCCATTTCTGTAAAATCAATAATCTTATCAGCTTCAATTTCAAATTGCCAGTTATCAGCAAGAGGATCGGTAGCCTCTACTGCAGCCAATGTATTAACTGTATTTGCGGTAAGATCTCTATCAGCAAAATATGTATCAATATTTTCACGGCCAGTTTGGAATCTTTCACCAGACCATTCTGCTAATTCACATTTAAGATCATATACCTGTAATGCGCCCATCTGATAGAATATGCTCTCATGCTCTACATGCATAATCTTAAATAGTTTACCGTTTAATGGGAAGTAGAAATAATCACCTTCAAATGGTCTATTTCTAGTTGGACGATCCTTTGTTACAAACCGTTCAAATGTTCTAAACGCTACACTAAATGTGACTTGGTCTCTAATCTGTAAGCCGAATTTGGAAAGGAAATCACCTTCGCCCTCAAAACCATCCACATTTTTAACATAACCTTCAAATTCAAATGTTTCGTCGTAGATGGGTAAGTCATCTTCATTCAGAATTTCATCAACAGCTCCACTTGAACGAGTGACGTAGATAAGATCCACACCATAAATTTGAATTGATTCGATAACTAAATCGTCAATTAAATTCTGTTCATTAAAGTTGTCATAATTCTGGAAATAAACATTTGTGGCCATGATTTATCCAATAAAGTTATATGTGAGAGGTTGAAGATTACCAATTGCGTCTTCTTCCATCCGTTGCCGTTCTTCTCTGGCCTCCTGAAGTATTTGCTCTCCGTTAAACGAAACACCACCCACAAGTTGCATGTTACTAAATTTTGTAAGATTCAGACCCCATTGCTCTCGAACCAAAACAGCTGCATAATTTTGCAACCAACGATCCGACCAAACATCTGAATATGTACTAGGATCAATTACATCGTATGCCTCTACAACAATATATTCACCAGCAATTAGATTTGCCTTATCAGTATCAACGTGTAATCTATTGACATGACGATTATATCTGATTAAAGGACGACCAACCAAAATCTCTTGCATGAATTCAAGATTCTGCATTGTCATATAGTAGTGCTGGAGATTATAGCTTGTAATGTCTTGAATATTCGTCAACACGAACTGATAGTTTACATTAAAGATACCGGAACCTGTAGAGATTGAGGACGATAAATCAAAAACTCTTGAAATACCTAAAATATTTTTGGGCATTTCGATATAACCGTTTTCGACATCTTCTTCAGTAAGCTGATGCTTTAGATATACCAATTGGCTACCATTATAATGATAGTCACGCCAAAATGATACAGCCTCATCTATACGATCCTCGACCTGATCCTCAGAAACATTAATCTGGATTACAGGGGCACCGATTTTTCTGAGAATATATTCTGCAAATTCTTGTCTTGTATCTGGTTGTGCCATCTATTTGGTACCTTACTATAGTTTTATTTTTATTTATATTACTGGCCGGATTCAACCTCAATACCATAGTATCCAGTGGCAACAATGGGAGATCCTGAAGAGCTAGTAGAGATTTCTACTTTCATAGAGCCGCCAGCAAATGTATTGGCAGGTGGATTCCACCTAATTCTTCTAGTAGATCCCGAAGTACCTCCAACCTGATGCCACGTGCCTGATGAATCACTATAGGACGCATCAGGTGCATCAGTACCAAGAGGATCCGATGAATTTTGAGTAAATCTTATCCAATGATCTCCAGGTGTCCCACCTACGTACCAATCTCCTCTATCTTGAGTACCATATGCACCACCGACCTCATATATGGTTCCATCATTTCTAAATTCCCAACCAATAACAATATCTGTTCCTGCTGTAAGACCAAAAGATCTGAGAGGACCATTAGCAACACCAGATAAAGTTGGACCAGGAGTATTTTCTATTCGCTCGCACCTAACATATCCGGTAGCAACAATTCCACCAGTACCAGCATATGTTGAGATTTCAATTCTACCAAGCCAATATCCAGGATCATTCTTTTTCCATGCGACATCGTTAGGTGAGGATGTTCCTGACTCATCAGGTAATTGATACCACGTATTAAAATTCTTTTTATAAACATAATTTGTCGTATCTGCTGAACCTGCCTGAAGAACATTTCGAGCATAAAAGCCAGTAGTTGTACTTGGATATCCTGGGATTGATTTTGACCATCTTCCTCTAGGAGCATCCTGTAATCCAGCATTAGCAATTATAGCAGAATTTAGTGGATAGGTTAATGTACCATTACCATTCCAAAGTTCCCAAATGCCTCCTTTATATAATCTAAGCAAAGGCCCAGCACCAACTGTAGATGTTGTATAATAAACTCTGGATAGATAATTAGATGTTGATGTCCCAGGCATAGAATAGTTACCTAATGCAGAGTTTATTATGCCAGGATTTATTGATCTATATATTCCGTGTCTCGGTCTTTCTCTAGTGTCCAAAGCACTAACCTGCCAAGCTATACCTCTTTCTTCAGCCAATGCACCAGTTGACAGGAGAGCATGTCCGACATTTAAACCTGAAGAATTTCTTGGAGAGTTATCTCCCACCCCTGCAGATGTGTTACCATAATCAAGTCTTAATACAGTAGCCCCATTACCAAAGGAACCAACAAGATATTGATGATAACACGCAAGACCAAAATCTCCAAAATTTGTCGCAGCGCCCGAATTAATAAAGAGAGTAGTGTTATCAGTTTGAATTTTGGTCCCTGGAGATCCAAAATCATAGGCGTTTCTCATCCATACACCACCTTCATTAACCGGTGAAAAACCATTCCAATTATCGTTATAAAATATCTTTCCATTACCTATACATATATTTTTGCCAACGTTTGCGTTTGCGCCATCACCGACAACTTCACCTATTTTATTAAAATTTAAATCAAAAACTTGAACCTTACCTGCGTTTGAAAGCCCACCATTAGCCATATAAGG